GGCGTTTAGATGAAAAACCCATAATATAAAAATTTAATAGTTAATAATAAAGGACTAGTAAGGCAGACCATCGACGTCTAAATTACGGACTACTTTAACATCAAAAAAAGTTGTACAAAGGAAATTATCCGTTTCAATAGTATCATCAACAGCAACAGCAAACAACGGATTAACACAATTAGGGTTAACCTTAAAGAAAGTATAATCAACAGGAGCGATATTCAAAGGTGGAGTAGGTGCAGGCACTTCGGGGTCATAAGAAACAGAATTAAGAAAATGATGTAGAACAGAATCATTATCGTATGAAATAATCCAATTACGCAAAGAAGTTTTAAAAGCACCGACCGATGAATCAATATCCGTTTTATAGTCTATATAACGAGGAGCATAGCCCAAAAAAACAGCATCAAGACTACCATGAGTTGAGGGTTTAGAAGGATTCATAAGATTAATCAAACGAACCGATTCCATTCCAACACGATCAAATTCGGGGATAGCATAATCAGCAGAATTTATACGTGTAAAAACAGGAGAAACCAAATCAGTAGTATAATCAAGCAAAGGTAAACAATGATATATACACATAATCAAACCATAACGACCTTGCGAATTAAAAGATATACGACCATTACCAACACCAGTACCTTTGCCTGCAATATCAGCAGAATTGTCACCGGTAATATTGTTATTTACAACCTCATTAATATCTAAAGACAAAGAAATACCACCGAGATAAGTAGACATTTCAGATAAGCCATCACCTGGAGAGACATTCCAATGTTTTTCAATTTGTTCCTTGTAATCTTTATTTCCGGATTGAGTTATCTCTTTCCAACGCTGTAAAAATTCCATTTGACGAAGAACCAAAATACTAATAGCAGATTCGGGTTGTTCACCAACAACGGGCAAACTTTCAACAGGAACGGCAGCTACATCACCATATTGCGCACGAGGAACTACACCGTGAAACATATCCTTTTGCCAATTACAATAACGTAAATCAAAAAATGAATAGTTATTAATAAAGGAAGTATCAGAGGATACATCAACAAACATATTAGAACCGTCAAGATAATCAACATTGAAAGTAGAAGGTGAAACACGTTCCCATTGGGAATCTCTAATGTGGTCAGCATATATTTTCTGATAGGCAAGTGCACCATATAAATTAAGTTCCAAATTAGAAACCAAAGGATTAGTTTTCCAAGTAGTATCTTTACTATAGGCATACTTATAAAAATTACCATAGCCAAGATATTCAAGAAGTTTAGCAGAGCCAAGTGCACGATTATAACCAAAATAATTTAAATTCTGACTAGAAGAAGAAGGAGTAACATCCTTAGCAAGAGAATTTAAATACTTAGAGATAGACTCACAAGTAGTATAGGGCATGTCACCTTTCAACAAAACATTCCTAACAGGGTCTAAAGAGGTAGCGTGTTGGACATTATCATACATTTGGGTAAGAACAGTATTCGCCTTATTCCAAAGAAGGTCATAAGGGACAAAATAAAAATCATAATATTCACGCATACGCGCAAAAGCAGCAGTATTTAACGGCTGTGTACGAGTGAAAGATTTCAAATCAATAGACCAAGAATCACCTGGAAGAACCTCCCAACAACGAACAGGAAGCAATTCACCGGATTTAGCAGTAAAATTACGCTTTGAGGAAAGATCAAAACCATTACGAGACGGTTTATTCCGCAAAGACTTAAGAGTCATAATATTAGCCATAAGCAAAATAATTTAAGTTAGACATTAATCAAAAAAAATCTTATTAGCATCATTCAATTTTTTATGCTTTATACGGTCATTAAAGAGCTTTTTAATTTCAGAACTATAAAGTTTATAAACAGGAGTTGTACGAAAGGAATTAAAATCCGTATGAACATTACAATAAAAATAAGGATAATAGGTATTTTCCCATTCATTAGTAAGTAAATCAGCATCACCAATCAAATCAGATTCAAAAAACAATCTTTGAGATTCAAAAAAATCAGTCAAATGCATATATTCCAAACGGGAATAAAAATCCTCAATCAAACGGAGTTTAATTTTACGCTCTGTCAATGTATTATGAGTACAAACAAAATAAAGGAAATGTTTAGAAACAAGCAGTTCCGAATAAATACGATGGACAAACAAATCAAAATCAACAGAATCAACAGGACAAGAAATATTCTCATAATCACAAAAGTAATCTGCCAATTCAAATAATTTAGACTGGTCAGAACAAGAACCAAACAAATCAATCAAATAAGTAGATTTAGTACTATGAAAATCATGTATATAAACAGCTATTTCTTTTGCAAGTGATAACGTTGTAGAAGCTTCGGGGAATAAGTTCCGCGCTGTATCATAGATTGAGTAAGAGTAAGCACGTTCACGTGAAGATTTAGTAGCAAATCCTTTACACTTTGGGTAGAAATAAGAGTAATACGACCGCCATAAATCAAACTCTTTATATTTTCCATTGAGTACGATGCTTCTTTTAATAAAACACTCAGGGGTAAGCGAGTATATTTTTTCTCGTTCACAAGCAAGAAACTTCTGACCCAATTTCTGAGAATGAACGCAGAACGGACTGACGGAACGTATTTTAAAAACTTTGGGTATAGTGCAAGAGCTATTAACATACGACGCAACGTACGATGAACATTTACCTTTGGAGACTTGACAATCGACACGACCAAAAGACCATGCTTGAGATAAAGCCTCTGAACATACCGATAACGCTTCATCTGATTGGAGGAATAATAAGATATGATAATGCGGGCGGAAGTGTACAGGTCCGTATTCGCCAACGGCAAAGTAACGCACTTTTTCACAGGGGAGTTTTTTAGAGACATAATAACGAAATCTTTTAAAAAATAATTGTAAATCAGTTTTTCGCAAATAGGGGACATCACCAAAAAGATAGAATTTATTAAATAATCTATCAATATCAGTAGAGGATAAATCAGCAGCACCAAGAATTTCACCGGTTTCCTTATCTACTAAATCATTACCAAACGAACGCTCAAGAGAATCAACAACAGTCGCACGAGGAATAAAACGATTAGCATAAGTAAGAGTAATAAATAGAGTATGTTTAGAAACATAACTTTCCAAATCACATTGGAAGGCATAACGGGAATTTTTAGCAAGTGTACAGGCTTCACAATGTCCACAAGGAACTACCATAGATTCATGCGTATAAGGATTAGTTATACGTTTAGGATGCAAGCACTTACAAAAAGGATTTTGTAACATAATTAGAAATTTGGCGATAAATCAAGATACGTAGAATCATTACGAGAATCAGTAGAAGAATCAACTTTTTGAGTAGAGCTGGAATTATTCTTTTGAACACTCATAGACATAGTAACAGCACACGAAGAAACTAGAATAATATTACAAATAGTAACAATAGCCGTAACAATAGCCTGGACGATACGGTTAATTTGGTCATTAGATAATTTCATTATTCAGTAATTAAAGACATTGTACAAACATATTGAGGTAAAACACTGATAGACCTAGTTATCTTACTAGCTTCAAGAACAGTGAGAGCAAAGAGAGTAAAACGATGAACGGGAATCAACTTTGTAGAACGGGAAACAAAAGAAGGATGAATTACCATATAGATAGTAAAGTCAAAATCACGCTTTTCTTCAAAAGCTTTTTTCATGTTATACTTTTCACACTTTTTCATAGTAAACAGAATTATGCAACTTTAATTTCACGGATAAAATAATTAGCAGGACAAGCAAACTTTGCTTTTTTAACCACTTGATTAAAAGTACCTGTATAAGCAAGAGCAACTTTCTCATTTTCAGAATTTTGCAATACTACAATGTAAGTCAATTTTAAAGCCTTCATAATTCGATTTTTTAAGAGTAATACTTTGTTTTATTTTTATATTGCAAATATAGCTTGTTTATAATCAATATTATGTTTAATATATAAAAGGAGTAAATAATAAAACTTTGCTCCTTTTCTGTTTTATTAGCCCTCTACTTCAATCTACAAAATCCATTTAAACATAAAAAAGAAGGCCACTAAGGAAGCGACCTTCTTTACTAATCTCATATGGAGAAAGAATTATTACTTCATCATCTTATCAATTTCTTCAAATTCCGGTCCCATATTCAAGTTATAATAAACACGGTAAAGTCCTTGCAACCACAAATCTTTCTGGTCTGGTTTCAAAGCACGGGCTTTCTCATAAAAAGGCTTAGCTTCTTCATAGAACTTCTTTACTACAGCCTGTGCTTCAGCATACTTAGGATCATTAATATCCGTCGTTGCTTTATCAGCATAATCCTGCGCTTTCATCAAATACACTAAACCTACATTAGAGTATGCTTCTGCATATTCCGGATCAGCAGCAATAGCCTTTTTATAGAATTCAATTGCATTATCATATTCTTTCATGTTATGATAAAGATATGCCTTTACATATAAATACAGCTTATTATTCGGATCATTAGACAGCATTCTGTCAGCAAACTCCATAGCCTTAGAGGCTTGATTAGAACTATTATAATAATCAACCAAATTGGCAAAGAAATAATCATTTCCTGGAAATTTAAGAATACCTTCTTCCAAAGCTTTGATCCATGCTACTGTGTCCCCCTTAGCTTTATAAGCATCAGCCATTAATTGCATTGCAAACTTGCCACCATCTTTATCTGACAAAGCCATCGGAGCATACTTGATAATCGCATCTTTATTACCTACTCTATCAGCTGCCAATGTTGCATAATAAGCAATCTGCGGAAGAAGAGTATCGTTTTTAGCAATCTCTTTATCAGCTAACATAGGATATGAAGCTGACTCTACGTATGTTGCGAAGAATTTCAACGCTTCTTTATTCTTATCCAAATTAAAATATTGAATACCACCATTGATCAAATTCGGACGTTCGGCCAACATACTAGAAGCATTCGCCTTCCGATATTTGTTTTTAATTTTGCCCTTTTCATTGGGTACTTGAGCCAGATCGTCACACTTAGTATAATACTCATACATCTTCAATATGCTATTATACACTTTCAATGTATCATACGGTTTTCTCAAAAAAGCATTTTTCATCTGCTCTTCGTTGATACGTTTCTGGATAAATCCAGCAACATCCCATGTTTCAGCAAGATCCTTTGTTTCAGGATTCTTCATAGCTTCCTTAATAAGCTGTTCAGCCTGCTTAAAATTAGGTTTTACGTCATTAGCTATGCTCTTCGCTTCTTTTACATTTTTCATTTGAGCAAAAGAGAAGCTAACAGCCATCAATAAAACCATAGAAAATAATACTCTTTTCATGATTGTTGTTTGATTAATTATTAATATTATGTCTATTCCTCAATGTTATTACTTTCGTTCTCATTTACATCTGACGTATCATCATTGTCAATATCAGGAGCATCAGTATTAGGATCACTCACAATAGTACCCTCTACTTCTTCTTCCGGTATTTCATCCTCAAGACTTTCAGTCATGACTTTACATACTGAACCAATCTGATCATTGCGTTTTTCAAGATTAATCAAACGGACACCTTGGGTAGCACGCCCCATGATACGAACATCTGCTACCTTCAAACGAATTGTGATACCGGATTTATTGATAATCATCAAATCATTTTCATCTGTTACAGATTTAATCGTTACCAATTTACCCGTTTTTTCAGTAATATTCATTGTTTTCACACCCTTACCTCCACGGTTGGTCTTACGATAGTCTTCAATTTCAGAACGTTTACCATATCCTTGCTCAGAAACAACCATTACAGATTCCGTCTCCAAGTCCTTAATGCAAATCATTCCCACAACTTCATCCTGACCATCGTTATCTAATGTAATACCACGCACCCCCGTTGCTGTACGTCCCATAACACGCACTGCTGCTTCATGGAAACGAATTGCACGTCCATTACGGTTGGCAATGATAATTTCATTATTTCCATTCGTCATACGAACTTCGATAACACTGTCATCTTCGCGAATCGTAATAGCATTTACACCATTCTGGCGAGGACGAGAATATTGTTCTAACAATGTTTTCTTTATTACACCTTTCTTAGTACAGAATAATACATAGTGGCTATTGATGAACTCTGAATCCTCTAAACTCTTCACACGCAAATATGCCGTTACATTATCATCTGAATCAATATTCAACAAATTCTGAATAGCACGCCCCTTAGAGTTCTTCGTTCCTTCAGGTATCTCATACACTTTCAACCAATAACACTTACCTTTTTGTGTAAAGAACATCATGGTATTGTGCATGGTAGCCGGATAAATATGCTCTACAAAGTCTTCATCACGAGTTTCTGTTCCCTTAGAACCTACCCCACCACGATTCTGTGCGCGGAATTCTGTTAAAGGAGTACGCTTGATATATCCCATATGAGAAATGGTGATAATCATTTGGTCATCAGCGTAGAAATCTTCCGGATTAAACTCTTCTGAAGAATATACAATCTCTGAACGGCGTTCATCCCCATATTTTGCTTTCACTTCCAGCAGTTCATCTTTCATTACCTTACGGCATACTTCATCATCAGCCAGAATACTTTCCAAATAAGCAATCTGCTTCATGATTTCCTCGTATTCCGCATGAAGCTGATCCTGCATCAAACCAGTCAACTGGCGCAAACGCATTTCTACAATAGCACGCGACTGAATTTCTGTCAGGTTGAAACGTTCTATCAAGCCTGCTATAGCATCATTGGGCGTTTTAGCAGCACGGATAATACGAATTACTTCATCAATATTATCCGAAGCAATAATTAAACCTTCAAGAATATGTGCCCGCTCTTTTGCTTTACGAAGTTCGAACTGAGTACGACGAATTACGACCTCGCGTCTATGTTCTATGAAATATTTTATTAAATCTCTCAGATTTAATGTCTTTGGACGTCCGTGTATCAAAGCAACATTATTCACACCAAAAGATGTCTGTAAAGCTGTCATCTTATAAAGTTTATTCAGCACTACACTTGCATTTGCATCACGTTTTACGTCAATAACGATACGCATACCATCACGGTCAGACTCATCATTAGCATTCGAGATGCCTTCTATTTTCTTATCGTTAACAAGGTCAGCGATATACTTAATCAATTCTGCCTTATTTACATTATAGGGAATCTCGGTGATTACAATTTTATCATGTGCCTGCCCGCTTTCAATTTCAGCTCTCGCACGCATAACTACACGTCCACGACCTGTCAGATAAGCCTCACGCACACCACTTACACCATATATATATCCGCCTGTAGGAAAATCCGGAGCTTTCACAAACTCCATCAACTCTTCCACTGTAATTTCCGGATTATCAATATATGCATCACAAGCATCTATAACTTCAGAAAGATTATGTGGAGGCATATTGGTAGCCATACCCACGGCAATACCAGATGCACCATTCACTAAAAGATTAGGAATTCGAGTTGGCATAACCTTAGGTTCAACCAAAGTATTATCAAAGTTAGGCTCAAAATCTACGGTTTCCTTATACAAGTCATCCATCATCGCTTCACCCAGCTTATTAAGACGTGCCTCCGTATAACGCATAGCAGCAGGGCTATCACCGTCTACCGAACCAAAATTACCCTGTCCGTCTACCAAAGGATAACGCATCGCCCACTCCTGAGCCATACGAACCATTGCAAGATAAACAGAAGAATCTCCATGAGGATGATACTTACCAAGTACTTCACCAACAATTCTGGCTGATTTCTTATAAGGTTTATCTGAAGTATTACCCAATTCCATCATTCCGTATAAAATTCTACGGTGAACGGGCTTAAATCCATCTCTAACATCCGGAAGGGCACGCGAAACGATGACCGACATAGAGTAGTCAATGTACGATGACTTCATTTCCTCCTCGATGTTAATCTTTATAATTCTGTCTTGTTCA